AGTCGATGACCACGTACCAGGTGCCGTTCTTGTACTTCTCGACGCTGTTCAGTTCCGGGTGCAGATACACGCTGCCGCCAGGAATGGTTTCGTCGGCGACCAGGGTTTGCAGCCAGTCGTTGATGCGCTTGACCTCTTGATCCATGAAGGATTTGGTGAGGTTCTTGGCCATGGCTTTCTGGCCGGCCTTGACCAGCTTGCGGCTGATCGCATCTTCGAGGCCGACATAGCTGATGAACTTGCCGGTGATCGAGCGGTTACCCAGCAGCGAGAAGCCGCCGAGCACGGTGCGGGCGTAGTAGCTCACGCCGTAGCGGTTGAGCAAATCGCCTTCGGTGGAGGTGTCGAGGATGTTGTATTCGACGACTCGCGACACGTCCTCGGCGTAGGTCACCTGGTTGCCCGGGCTCTCCCACTGCTTGACCTTGGCCAGCGCGGCAATCGCCAGGCTGGAAGGCGCCAGGAAGACGTTTTTCTTCGCCGCTTTCGAATACACGGCGGGCATGTTGTGCACCACCAGGCAACGGTCAAAACCGAGATCGGCGCCGCCGAGTTCCTGGCTGTACAGCACTTGATCGGCAACCGAGGCGTCCTTGCCATCCAGCACCACACGGGCCTTGATGCGCTTGCCGAACGAGGCGAACTCGCTGGCCACTGCTTTGGTGCCGGTAAAGCCCGGCGCGCCGATGATAGTCAGGTCTTCCGGAACACTGCCCAGCGCAGCCAGACCGAGCTTGCGACCGGTCAGCGGATCGACGCCGCCAATCACTGCGTTAACGGTGTCGGCCGGGGTCGCACCCGCTTCGACGATGACCACGTAGACCGGCACCTTGACCACTTTGAGGATCTGATAAACCGCGTGATACAGGGTGCCCTCTTCCGAACCGGTCGGATCGAGCAGCGCGTGGGTGGTGAAGCTGTTGATGCGGAACGGCGCGTTACGCGGAATCAGCGGATCGGCTTTCGGCGCAGTGCCGACCAGACCGATGACGTTGTCACCCAGGCCACCCATGGCCTCGGGGGATTCGGTGGCATTGACGGTAATGCCGTTGTGCTCGAAGTTCAAAACCTCAGCCATGTTCAGTCAGCCTTCTTGGCAGCGGCCTTTTTGGCCTGGGTGGATTGGGTTTTCAGCTCCAGTCGGCCGGCGCTGTGCAGGGCACTGGCTTCGACGTCGAGCAGATCAAGTTCCTGGCCGATGCTCGACCAGTGCCCACCGCCGGTGGGGAATGGGACGAGCACGGTGTAGGTTTGGCGGGTTGCCATTCGGGTTTCTCCAAAGACGAAAAAGCCCCTCGGTTTCAACAAGGGGCTGTAAATTGCAGATCAGCGGATAAGAAAACGCCCCGTCAGTGCGGGGCGTTTTTATTCAGGCAGGCTAGCGAGCCATTCCGGCGCTGCCGGGCGGTGTTCGCTCAAGGGCAACTCACCGCCTACCGGCCAGAGACGAAGCACATGGCGATACGTCTGTAGCTCAATGTATTGCGCCGGTGTAAGCAGGGTCGGCCAACGTTCCACCTCATCGCGATAGCGGGTCACGACGGGATCGGTGGCTGCAATCTGCTGGTTGCGCCATGCACGTTCATACCCCTCCAGTTCGGCAGGCGTTGGCCCCGGCGGATCAGCCAGTACTGGATAGCCGTCATCATTGGCGACAATCACCTTGCCGTTCGACTGCCCGTCCAACAACTCACGCCAATACTCACGGGTGATTTCAACCACATCGCCTGGCATGTTGGTATGAACGGCGGGATCGTAAAAGCCGCCCGTGGATTTTGAATAAAACATAGGTTCTTCCTTGTTTGATAACCATCGACTCTAAAGCCACCCACTTGAACGGCCAGATATGAAAACAACCCACGACGTGGGGCGTTTATTGAAGCGCGGCGACCGGCGTGGACGGCGTCGAGACCGGCCAGCCTTCCTTGAGCATTTCATCTACGTAGGTGCCGGCATCGACTGTTTCCGACAAGGCCTTTTCCCGGTCAAAACAGGCCTGAACATGAGATCGAACAGCCGTCGCGACAGCTAGAATTTGCGCAGCAGTCAGTTCAAAAAAACCGTCCACCGCCTTGTAACTACATTCATAGGCCGGGTCCAACATCGCAGAAACAGCCATTCCGGCGATTAGCGACTGGCTGTCTCGGGAAGTATCGATTGCCACGCCGTCGACCATGATCCCCGAACCCTCTCGGCGAAATCGTTCTGCAGCGATCAAGATCAACTGGCGGCTTTTAGCCAACTTACCAGAGGTGAAACCAAAGGCTTGCTCGAGTTCTTCTTCAGTGGGTTCATGGTCAAATAGAATTTCCCCCTCTGCCAGCGGCCAGTCAGAGGCGACACATCGAAAGGCCGTTCCCTCGTTTGAATACGCTCTCAGCATTAGTAGCTCCTCAAAAGGTGTATTGCGAGATATGAACGTCGTTGAAACGAGATACCGATGTATCCAGCATGTAATAGATTGTCTGAGGTGTTGCCATTGCCATGTCAGAAAATGCACTGGTGACACCAAGACCAACAATCCCGCCAATGCCAAAGGCTTTATGGCTAGTTCCCACCGCGTCCGATCCGAGGCTCAAGTTACCGCCAGCAGCATTGTCAGGACTGGAAATGTAGTGAACATAACCGCCAACGGTTTTCGCGTTTTTAGGGACGACAGATGCAAGAGATAGAGGAGTCCAGGTCATGGATACTCCGTTGGTCAATATCGTCGTCTGAGTGACGGATATCAGCCGTTGATGTTGAACGCCAGTCACCAAAAGTCGGCTCGCGTTGGTTTGCCAAACGCTGACCAGAGCGCTTGCTGTGTACCCAGCCGGCATATTAGTGCCTGCATAAGCCTCAGGAACCAATGTCGAGGTGGCATTGACACCAAGCAACTTTGCCAGCCGCAACTCAGGGTTGTAGATCACGTAAATTCCAACGCTACCGCTCGCTGGTGCAATTCCGACATCCATCCCACCAGCGCCAACGGTTGTCAGATCTATGGATAGATTAACGCTCGACAATTTGTATTGGCCGATACCGGGTTGCTCGACAATCAACTGATCAGCAGTGAGTGTCGCAACCGAAGCGGCCGCAGGTAGCGACACTCGCAAATTACGAGTCGCTCCGAGCTCAGGGCCGTTGAGCCGCCAGCTTTTGATATCCGCAGCCAATGCAGCAATGTCGATGCTTCCCTGATTGATCGGCGCATTCCAGGCCTTGATGCACCACATGACGGCGAGGTTTCGTGGGCGTGTGCCGACCAGTGTTCCTCGAGAGTATTGGGACTCATCAGCCTGGAAGAGCGCAGAGGGAGGAAGTCCGGTCGATATACCTGCACCGATGTACGATGCCGAACCGACAACATCCCCCCCGACAAATGTATGGCTGTCTCCGGTGCTGTCGGCATTAACCTTCCACGCGGCACCTACGGATTGAACGCCAAGCCCCTCCTGAGTAACAGCGTCGACTGCCATTAGCGTGGCTTTCTGCCAACTTCCCAGAGAGCGACCAGCATCTACACCGCGCCCATGATCCCAACCGCGCAAAAACTCCCCACGCGACTCCGGCAAGCGGAAATTACCCGCGCCCTCATTGCCTTTGTTGTAAGCGGTGCCAAGGTAGGCGGCCAGATCCGGATAAGTCGCAATGCTCTGCACACTGCCATCCAGTTCCAGATATCCGGGTGCGACGATGCCGGTCGGGAATGCCAGAACGGCACCAACCGGAACGGCGGATTTGAGCCGTTCGACTTCCTTGGCCAGCGCGGCGACATCAATGGTCCCCTGATTGACCGGGGCGTTCCAGGCTTTGATGCACCACATGACTGCGATGTTACGCGGCCTTACAACTCCGCCATCCGCCAGTATCGATGAGGTTACAACCCCCGAAGTCGTGTACGTCCTGGCTACCCCAGGATAATCAGTGGATACGAATACATCGGCCTGTGCAGCCGCCACCGATGCCTGCACAACCTCGACCGTGAGGTTCGGATTCGGGTTGCTGTCGAAAGTAGTTACCGTACCCTTTTGGGTCGAGCCAACCACACGGCTAGCGTCTACGCCTCGCCCATGATCCCAACCGCGCAAGAACTCCCCACGCGCCTCCGGCAACCGGAAATTCCCAACGCCCTCATCACCCTTGTTGAACTTGCTACCTAGATAAGCGCTCAAGTCCGGGTAAGTCGCGCTGCTCTTGACGCTGTTATCCAGTTCAAGAAAACCCAGCGGCGGAGCATCTACCGGAAACGCAACAATCGAACCCACCGGCAACGCCGACGCCTTGGCAATCAGCGCTTCAACTTCAGCCTTGGTGTAGGAATCCTTGATGCCGAACCCGGCCAGCGTTTCCGGGTTTGCACCCGCCGTCGCCCGGCCATATTCATCAACCGTCAGACTCTTGTAAGTCCCGGCAGCAATCCCGGTACGACCGGCCAACATCTTGAACGTCAGCGCGGTAGTACCCAGGGTGATCGGCGCATTGGTGGTCAGGTGCCACAACGAATCACCGTTCGCCGTGCCCTCCTCGACCATGACCGTCAGGCCCGGCGTGACCTTGGCGTTGCTGTTGGCATCCGTGGCCCGCACCCAGTCGCCATTGGCGACGATCCACAAGCCGTTGTCCTTGGCCAGGGACTGGTTCGCAACAAGCACGCGGTCGCCAGCAATCACTGCGACACCGTCAATCTGCTGCGCGCCGTTCAGCACGACATTGCCCGTCGCAGCGACACGCACTGATTGCTTGCCATCGAGTTTGCCGAGTTCTTCAGCCAGATAACTCATGACCCAGGCACGGGTGGCTTTGACCACGGTGTCGTCGATCAACAACGTCACCAGCGACGCATTACTCGTCTCGAAAATCGAGCGAATGTAGAACTCTTTGCCCGAGCCCGAAGTGGCCAGAACCGGTTTGAAGGACTCCGGATATTTGACGATGGCATAGAGAATGCCAGTGTCAGTCCACAGCCCGGCTTCACGCACATACCAGCCGCCAACATCCGGTGGAATGGTCACTTCGGCGAGCAGCCAGCTCGGATTCTTCTCGTCTTGGAACAGCGCATTGAGCGGTCCGCGCCAGACTTCGCGTTTCAGCGCGGTGGCGGTGGCAGCCGGGTTGTAGACCGTGCCGCCGCCGTCGCCGACGGAAATCTGCGTCAACTTGATCGGCGTGCCCGCGGCCTTGCACGCCGTTTCGTAGGCAATCCCTGCGTTGGTGAGCAGGGTGTAATAGTCAGCCATTCAGGCCCCCTGAGGATAAATAGTGGATGTTTCGACGGTGTACAACGCAGCGGCCATGAACGCCTCGCCAGAGGTTTCGAGCCCTTCGATGAACACCGGATAAACCGTGGTCAGCTCACCGCAGAACGTTGCGGCGCCGATGACGTGATTGCCGAATGCGCTGAGACCCACCGAGACCGTCAGCACATCGCGTTCGCTTTTGGCATCAGCCAGGCGTCGGTCGAGACGCGCATCGATTTCTTCGCTGTAGGGTTGCTCGCTGAAAGCTCGTACCGAAAAGCTGTAAGGCGCGCCGGGCGGTGTCTGTTCGTACCAAGCGCGGATCTCGGGACGCAGTTGCAAACCCTTGGCGGCGTTTTCCAGCGCCTTGCGAGTGCCGGCCTGGCGCGCGGTGGGCCAGGCGAGCTCGACGGTCAGACGCTTTTCCGCCTCCGGCGCAGCGGTGCTCCATTCAGCCACACCGCGATCCGCTGCCAAATACGGCAGAAAAGCAACCGGGGTTTCTGCGGGGTTCATCAGTTCCGGGAACGGCGGCGCGATGCGATCAAGCAACGCGCCGAAGCCCAGATCCAGACCTCGCTCAAGTGCAGAGCTGTTCGCAGGCAACAGTGTCGGGCGCTGAGTTTGCTCACTCATAGCGTCAGCACCTCAACCTCGACCGCTGTGCAGTACGGCGCTTGAAACGCGGTCGTCACGATCGGCGTCAGCGGTTCGAGAATCTGCAGTTGCACGGCGCCGGCGCTGTGCAGCGTAAAGTCGATCCAGCTCGGATCGACCCGGCCTTCAAGACGATGACAACTGTCGGCGTAGGCCTGCAGTTGCTGTTGCGCGGCGACTTTGGTCAGGCCCGAATCGGGGCCGGAATTGATCTTGGCGACGACACGAATTTTGTAGCGCTGAATGTCGGCAGCCTTGACGGTGACGAGGTCGGTTTCCGGGCACACATCCGGCCGCGCGAAGTGCTGACGAACGCCGTCAAGTAATCCTTCAGACGGCGTCCCATCACCCTCTCGCGACAGCACCGTGACCTGCACTTCACCGGGAGCAGTGCGTCGGCCATTGCCATCCTTGACCTGCGCGGCGAGACCATCGGGGTTGAAGGTGTAAGTGACATTCACCACACCGGCATCGGTGGATTCGACCTGCACCGTTGGCCGCTCGCCGAGGGTGAAAACTTCGCGGCGATATTGCATCCGTGAGCCTGCTGCCGGGGCATGCGGCGCCAGGTAATAGCGCAGGCGTGCATCGTCATCGCTTTCATAAATCGCCGGCACCGGCGGGAACGCCGCCGGATCGCCCGGATCGAGCAATTGTCGCTCCAGGCCCATGTCGGCCAGCCGCGCATCGAGGTTGCTGCCGGTCGCCCACCACGCCAGCATCTGTTTGATGCGAGCGTTGTATTTGCGCTCGTGGGTTTGCAGCCGCACACAGAAAGCTTCAAGCGCCAGGGTCAGCAGTTCGCTTTCGTTCTCGAGACTGGTCCTGAGTTTTGCAGCACTGTCCGGCGAACGCGCCCCGACGTACTCGACGACGAACGTCTTGAACTCGGCGAGCAACTCTTCGAAGGCTTCAACGGTGATCAGTGCGGGTTCGGCCAATTGGTTCTGGCCGGGGATCAACATGCTCATGTCACGACCTCGAAGGTTTGTTGACGGTTTTTCCAGGTGCCGGCAAACCGCAGCAGCAAACCGGCGCCCTGACGGCTGGCGACGATCACTTGCGGTTGAAAATCGCTGATCCCGTTATGCGCGTTGTAGAACGCTTGCGCGGCGTGGCTCTGCGCCAGGAGCAGCACGTCGTCACCGAGGTTCTGCCCCAACAGCGTGGGGATCAGCGAGCCATAAAGGGGCCTTTTTTGCCGGGTGCCCAGCGGCGTGGTCAGGGCCCGGGTCGCGCGCTGCACAAACTGCAGCCAGTCGTCGACCGTGGCCCCACTGTCTCTATCGATTCCGATCATGGAAGGCTCTTGAATCAGGGGCTGATGACACGGCCCTGGTGATCGACCAAGGGGCCGCTGAAGTGCACGCCCGAGGCGTCGATGCTCAGGCCGACGGCACCCAGTTGCAGGGTGATCAGCTGCGGCGTCATTGCCAGTCGAGCCGGGCCGATGCTCAGTTGCAGCGCCTCACGAGAGCCGGTGAAGGCCGCCGGAGCGTTCTGCCAATGCATCGTGTGCGAGGCGTCGTCGTACCCGCTTTCGCTGCCGTCCTGATGCACACGACGGGTCAGCGTCGGTACCGTCGAGGCCGGTGGAAAGCGATCACTGTTCAAGCCGAACAGGGCGACACTTTGTGCGCCGCTTTCGCCGCTGCCGTAGTTGAACAGCAGACACTGCTCACCCACGGTCGGAATCCGCGACTCACTCTGCGCACCGGCGCTGGGGTTGAAAAACTTGATCGCCGGCGTGAGCAAGCCGCCGTGGCTGACCTGACAGGTGTTGCTCGCGGCATCGACGGTCTGGCAAGTGCCGATGCGACAGAAGCTTTCGGCGCGGCGGTGCAGGTCGTCGATTTCCGCTTCCATCTCGGCCAGGCGCTCAATGATCGGGCCGAGGTGCATGCGCAAAAGTGCATCGAACATCAGTCAGCCTCCAACGCGATGTATTGGTCGGGGTCGTCGATATTGCTGACTTCCCAGGTGCGGGCGAATTTCGGGATGCCAAGCGGGTCGTCAAGCAGGGTCGGGCCAAGGTAGAGGGTCTGATCAAACGTCACGGTCCAGGCCTTGTATTGCTGGCCGAGCAATGATGGCAAGCCATCGATGTTGATCGGCAGATCACACTGATCGCCGGACAGGCCCCAACGGTTGTCGGTGATCAGATTTTTCAACACGGCGATCAGATCGCACGCTGCGAACGCGGTCGCAGCGTGCGCCGGGATAACTTGCAATGACAACGTCATCGCATGAGCGATACGCCCATCGGCACCGCGCAATCCTGATGCGTTGCGGTCAAAGTCGATCAGCACCCAGGCCTGGTCGCCAGGCGCAGTGAAATCGTCGTGATTGCCGACGCTGATATTGAGCCCGGCGGTGTTGCGCAGCGTCGTCGCAATAGCTGTGAACAGTTGCGATGGCTGCTGGATCGGTGTGGGCATACATGACCTCCTTTTCAATCGTCCACGCGCAGCCCTGCCGCCCAAAGGGCGGCACGAATAACATTTGAGGTTAAGGCTGGTCGCGGGGTGGGACTTCGCAGACGCCAATACGCTTGGCGGCCCAGCGCTCGTACAGACCGATGGCCACGTCGGCCCCGGCCATGGCGGTCAGGCAACCGAAAGCGCCAGCCGCCCAGATCGATAATCCCGCGGCATACAGCAGCATGATCGCCGACACGCCGCAGATCATGCAGGCGCCAGAACGCAAGGCCAGGCGCCGCAGCAGTGACCAGCCGCGGGCGCCCTCCTTGTCCGCGCGCCACATTTCGCCGGACACCCCGCCCACCACGGCGAGCAGGATGACCAGCCAGATCGGCATGTCCGCCAACGCTTGTTGCTCGTTTGTCATGTCACGCCTCCGGGAGTGTTGGATGAATGGTGTGTGTTGGGTTCAATCGTTTTCTCTTGAGGCAGGCATTCCAAAAAGCCCGGCGCAGGGCCGGGCTTTTCAGTAATGCGCTCTCGATAGAGGTCATGACAGGGATGACCGAATCAGAAGGGAGCCACCGGCCAAATGACGGTGGACGGATAGCCGGATTGTTGCTTCATGTCGCTGAGACCCACGCAGTACTGTTTGTAGGCGAGCAACAGCGCTTGTTCTTCAGGCGTGGCGACACCAATGTCCACTTTGTAATGCAGAGAATTGAGCATCAACCATTGCCCTGCCGCAGACAGAAGCTCCAGAGCTTCCTGCGCCACATCCTTTTCGAGTTCTTGATAGGAGGGCTCACTGAATGCCCAATCGACGTAATTGGTCGTCGTGCCCTTCCATCCCACCTGGACTGCCGGGTTTGTGCTGATATCCACCCAATAACCATTCGACAACTTCGCTTCCACTGGCATGGCCGTGGGTTTCTCCACAGCGTCCACGATCACCAGAACTTTGTTGAAGGGTTTCGAGTAATTGAATCGAACAAAGGCATAGCGGTTCATTGTTTCTCCTGCTGGCACTCATCGTGACTGTTGGTTTTACGCGCTGAGTAAATATAGGGCAGGCATCTTTGAAGAGGGCCGGTTATCCACCAGGCCTTTTCAGCGATGTACTGCGAATGTCGGTTTCGGCGCAGCAAGCGCTGTTTATGGAACTTCAGGCCAGGTAACAGTCAGCGGGTAGCCCGGCTGTTTGTTGACGTTGCTCATCGCGATGAAGAACTGCTTGTATTCCAGCAGCGCAGCTTCCTCAGCCGGCGTGGCCAGCCCCAGCTCAACCTTTTGCACCAGCGCCGACGACGCGAGGGTGAAGTTGACTTGATCGAAACGGGTCATTCTTTCGTTACGCATTTTTACAGCCAGCGAGGACGGCTGATGCCACATATCGCTGTCGGTAAATGTCCAGACGCCGTCGGTGTTTACCGCGTTCCAGGAATAGTCGATCTTGGGCAGCGCGCTGACATCCACCCAGACTTGATCCGCTGGAAACTCATCGGTGATCGGGTTAGCGGTTTCAAAAATGTTGTCGACTTGGCCCGCAACAACACGTGCGTACTTTTTCATGTTCATCATCCTTTATTGATTGCCGGTATCCCGGCCTTTCAGTTCCTGCCCAGGTAGGCATTCCAAAAAGCCCGGCAGCAAGCCGGGCTTTTCAGTAATGCGCTCCTTCGCCTTCCTTCAAATCCTGTATCCATGAAGGAAGCTGACCTTTCGGCGCTACTGGCGCGGTACGAGTCATTCAAATTGTTTTTCCGACCGCGGTCCCTGCCCGCCGGATAACTGCTTCTGGTGCTTTACGCTGCACACCCGGGTCAGTTGCCAACCCTCTGAACCGTTGAGGCCGGTTCATCGCTGCCTGTTCTTGTCGAACTAAAGAGCTGTCTTGCCAGCCGCTTTGTCGAGCGGCTTGGTGGCAAGGATATGCATTCATGCATATGCAGTCAATGCGTAAATGCATTTATTTATGCACGAGAAATGCACAGGCGCATGAAGCGCCCGTCAGACAAGGGTTCTACGGTTTCTCAAAGGCAAAAAAAAACCCGCCGATGGGCGGGTTTTGTCTGAGCGGGTGGCTTTATCGGGCGTACATGCCCCACCAGAAGACGTGACCGAGGATGACGATTTGCTCCTCCTGCATATCCTGGAAGCTGTAGTCCTCGTCCGGATGCTCATCACGGTTGAAGCTGCGCAGGCGAATACCGGTAGGCAGGCGGTAGAGTTGCTTCACGCGTAATTGACCGTTGTGATTGATTGCATAGAGGTCGCCATCGACGATGTCGCCGATGCCGCACTTGCCCGCATTAACGCCGACGGTGGCACCGTCGCGTAATACCGGCAGCATACTGTTGCCACGGACCGTCACGCATTTGGCCTGGTCGAACTGCACACCGTTATGGCGCAGGCTACGCTTTCCAAAGCGCAGGCTAGAGCGTTCGCTCTCTTCGATGACGAATCTTCCTGATCCAGCAGCCAATTCAACCTCGCGAAGGAACGGCACCGATACTTCGTCATCATCGACAGGCGTATCGTCGTCCCACAGCATTATGTCCTTGAGTTCCGCGTGCACGTCGTCACGCACGGCACCGGCCGACGCCGCGACATCCGCACGTCCGCGCAACTGATCAGTGCTCACGTTGAAGTATTCGGCAATCTTCGAAATGTGTTTATCCGAGGGATCGACGATCTTCCCGCTGAGAATCCGCGAGAGAGTGGATTGAGGCACGCCGGTGCGACGGTGGAGCTCCGTGGGGGAGATCCCGTGCTGGTCGAGCAGTGCTCTTAAGACGGAGGCTACGTTGCGTTTTTGCATAACGCGCATAGTGCTTGAAGTTATTCGCGAAGACAAATGCTGATTTGCATAATTAACGCATAAATATGAATTCAGCCTCAAGATGATATTGCCGAGCCATCATTTTGAATTGAATAACGGCCCGGTTGTAACATGTTGTCAGCCTCTGACGCGTCGCGCGGCAGCATTGGCTTTTTTAAGCCGATCGGTTCTGGCCTTCCTGTCGTAATCGTCTTTGGCGCCCATGATTCCACCAGCAGCATGCACCCAGTCGGTGGCGGTGCAGCCAGAGATCAGCACAGCAGAAGTAAAGACTGAAGCAAAGATAAGGATGTTTTTCATATTCAATTTTCCGGTGTCGCTGATGAGCAGGTTCAATTGCAGAGTTGAAAAAGAACACCTGCTGCGGTTCGTTGGTGGTGGTTGCCCCTTTACTCATCCATGAGCTTTTGCAGTTTTGTCTGAGCCCGTTCGAGCCTGGCTTCCTGTTTTTTGATGACTTTCACATCACCGTACCGACGCGCGGCCTGCAGATAGCTCTGTCTGCGTCGCACTTCGGCTGCGGCCTTTTGGAGGGCGCTTGAACGGTCATCTTGCGCGGAGGGTTCTTGGCAATAACGCTCGACATTGGCAAGTGCCTGCTTCAGACCGGACGTGCGATAAACATTGTCCGCCGCCTCAGCGCGCTCAATCTGCAACACAAGTTCGGCGCGGCGCTGTGCGCAACTTTCCCGCGCGCCAGCCCATGAACTATCGATGATCAAAACGCTACCCGTCAGCAGAGACAGATGCCAAAACAGACTCGGTCTCATTAGACAAATCCCATATAATTTTTTTCTCCAGCGCGTCCACGGAAGTGGCTCACCCGAGACCATGCCTTACGACAACCTAAAGTTTCTCGCACACCCAAAAGTGCCGCCATCATCATGTCGCGACAGCGAGTTCTGCACATCGGAAAGTGTTCGACCATCCACGCCACTGGTACGTAAACATGATCGAAGCAAAGCAAAACCGGAGTGTGATCGGACAACGTAGAAAAACTGACGTCCTTTTCTGTTCCAGCAATAACCGCTGGTACAAACACAATACCTTCCCGATTTATTGCAATCGATCGTTTCCAGGCGGGAAACTTGGCCCCGTGAGAACTGCGCACGCAAAACCAGAGCATTTATAACCTTCCTCTACAGCTTAAACATCATCATGTCATTCAAGGCAACTAAACAGCCGCACTGCGGCTGAATCTCCGGTCGTCGCAGGGGCTGTTGGCTTGACTCGAATCACATTAACAACGCAGGACCGTCGAGGCCTTACTGGCATCTTACTCAGTCTTACTTACTCGCCCAGAGGCCTTGCACCTCAAGGGTTTGCGCTAGCGAGGGACATGACATACGCCATTGATCAGGTTATTGATGTTGTAGTAATACTCTGCATCGGAGAAGTAATTGAACGTCACCATACCGCCTTGAAAACCTCTTTCCATAAAAGGAAGTTCATCGCCTGCAGTGTCCGCATCAAACTTTACAATCGAACGCGTCTTGAACAGAAACCTGGAAGTGTCCAGATACGTCAACGCAATTTCGAACTTTCGATCATAGGTATAAATTTTGCCTTCAGGGGTTTTGACGACGTAGTACACATAGAGAGCGCCCTCCTTTGGATCGATCGTCATATCACCAACGCCATGCCAACGGACTTTGTGATCTTGAGTATGCACAAAATCGATGGATGCAAAACAGGGTGCGCGTGGAATATCGCGATTAATAAAATAGAAATACCTGATAATCAGAGCACCAAAGATGCATACAGACAAGACACCAAACAGTGCGATTACTTTTTTCCAACGAGTTGGTAGTTCACGCATATGGCCTCCCCCTTACTTTCCGGCTTGATACACTTGACCAGTAATTGGGAGAGCGGTTTTCGCACATAGTAGTTAATATCGGACAATACAATGGGTGGTTCGAACTCGCTGAGCGCTTTGACAATATCCTCTTTGGACATTCTTTCACTTTCTTCTACATACAACTTCGCTTCGCCTTCTTGCCAGATGAGTTTCCACTCCTCCAGATCAGCAGGTTTTTTAAACACCAGATAAGCGTAAAAGACCGGAAGAGCAATCGCCGGCACCAGGATTGCTGGTAAAAGGAAGCGCCAGTAACGACTGAATGGCTTTTTCACCGAGGGAGCGTCGACGATGAATGGTTCAGCATCGTTTACCACCGCAGGCGACGACTCAGAGGCTTGAGTCTGTGCGCTGACCAACCGGATTTCACACAACAGCACCACGCCACGGCGAGGCAAGGTCTTGAGACTGTCCCGAGGCAACCCGACGTCAGCGAAATGCGTGCGAAGCATGTGCAGGGTCTTGTAATAACTGCTGTCGGAAATCACCAGCCCACGCTCCCCCCAGACCCTGGAGATGAGCTGTTCCTTATCGGTCACGCCGGCTATCAACGCCAGCAGCAGGTCGCTTTCATTGCTGCCCAGCAAGGCTGACCGCCGCGCCCGGCTGAGGGTCATTTTTCCTGCATCGTAATAACAATCGCTCGCTGACGCTTGTGAGCCGATGCCCTCTGACTGTTCCAAGCTGCTTCCTCGACTTGCCTTGCACCCACGCGTTCTGATCATTCGATAGCTTTTCGGCACTATAGGACACAATGCCAACCCGAGCGGCCGCGCGTTGCTGCATCCACCTCAAAAAAACTTCATACTCCGTCCCACTGAATCAACCCACGGGCCGCATCGCTGGCAAACACTCGCTATTTCGTAGATGCAAACGACCCCGTTTTTGCCTTGTCACTTTTTCCGGTAAAGCTAAACCTCTGATGAATAAAGCTATTTCAGACCTGTCCTCCCACACCCCGATGATGCAGCAGTACTGGCGCCTGAAGAATCAGCACCCGGATCAGCTGATGTTCTACCGCATGGGCGACTTTTACGAGATCTTCTACGAAGACGCGAAGAAGGCCGCCAAGCTGCTCGACATCACCCTGACCGCCCGTGGGCAGTCGGCGGGGCAAGCGATTCCGATGTGTGGGATTCCCTACCACGCGGCGGAAGGTTACCTGGCGAAACTGGTCAAGCTCGGCGAGTCGGTGGTGATTTGCGAACAGGTCGGCGACCCGGCGACCAGTAAAGGCCCGGTTGAACGTCAGGTGGTGCGTATCCTCACGCCGGGTACGGTGAGTGACGAGGCGCTGCTCGATGAGCGCCGCGACAACCTGATTGCAGCACTGCTGGGTGACGAGCGTCTGTTCGGCCTCGCCGTGCTGGACATCACCAGCGGCAGTTTCAGCGTCTCGGAAATCAAGGGCTGGGAGAACCTGCTGGCGGAACTGGAGCGGATCAACCCGGTTGAGTTGCTGATTCCAGATGACTGGCCACGAGACCTGCCAGCGGAAAAACGCCGTGGCGTCAGTCGTCGTGCACCGTGGGATTTCGAGCGTGATTCAGCACTGAAAAGCCTTTGCCAGCAGTTCTCCACCCAAGACCTGAAGGGCTTTGGCTGCGAGAACCTGACCCTGGCCATCGGAGCCGCCGGATGCCTGCTGGCCTACGCCAAGGAAACCCAGCGCACCGCCCTGCCGCACTTGCGCAGCCTGCGTCACGAACGTCTCGACGACACTGTGGTGCTCGATGGTGCCAGCCGGCGCAACCTGGAACTTGATACCAACCTGGCCGGCGGCCGCGACAATACTTTGCAGTCGGTGGTCGATCGCTGCCAGACCGCCATGGGCAGCCGTTTGCTGACCCGCTGGCTGAACCGTCCGTTGCGCGACTTGACCGTGTTGCTGGCGCGCCAGAGCTCGATCACCTGCCTGCTCGATCGTTATCGCTTCGAAAAGCTACAGCCACAGCTCAAGGAAATCGGCGACATCGAGCGGATTCTCGCGCGGATCGGTCTGCGCAATGCCCGCCCTCGCGACCTCGCACGTCTGCGTGATGCGCTCGGCGCGCTGCCTGAACTGCAAGTAGCGATGACCGATCTGGAAGCGCCGCATCTGCAAGGTCTGGCGACCACCACCAGCACCTATCCGGAACTGGCGGCACTGCTGGAAAAAGCCATCATTGATAATCCGCCTGCGGTGATTCGCGACGGCGGCGTGTTGAAAACCGGGTACGACAGCGAACTCGATGAACTGCAATCGCTGAGTGAAAACGCCGGCCAATTCCTCATCGACCTGGAGGCACGGGAGAAGGCGCGCACCGGCCTGAGCCACCTGAAAGTCGGCTACAACCGCATTCACGGCTACTTCATCGAATTGCCGAGCAAGCAGGCCGAATCTGCCCCAGCGGATTACATCCGGCGCCAGACGTTGAAAGGCGCCGAGCGTTTCATCACACCAGAGCTGAAAGAATTCGAAGACAAGGCGCTGTCGGCCAAGAGTCGTGCCCTCGCCCGCGAGAAGATGCTTTACGAAGCGCTGCTGGAAGACTTGATCAGCCAGTTGCCACCGTTGCAGGACACCGCTGGCGCGCTGGCCGAACTCGACGTACTGAGCAACCTTGCCGAACGTGCGCTGAACCTCGACCTGAACTGCCCGCGTTTCGTCAGCGAGCCGTGCATGCGCATTACTCAGGGTCGTCACCCGGTGGTCGAGCAAGTACTGACCACGCCGTTCGTGGCCAACGACCTCAGTCTGGATGACAACACGCGCATGCTGGTGATTACCGGTCCGAACATGGGCGGTAAATCCACCTACATGCGCCAAACCGCGCTGATTGTGCTGCTGGCGCATATCGGTAGCTTCGTACCGGCGGCGAGTTGCGAATTGTCGCTGGTTGACCGGATCTTCACCCGGATCGGTTCCAGCGATGACCTCGCCGGTGGGCGTTCGACCTTCATGGTCGAAATGAGCGAAACCGCCAACATCTTGCACAACGCCACCGAGCGCAGCCTGGTGTTGATGGATGAAGTCGGTCGCGGCACCAGCACGTTCGACGGTCTCTCGTTGGCGTGGGCCGCGGCCGAGCGTCTGGCGCATCTGCGCGCCTATACTCTGTTTGCGACTCACTACTTTGAACTGACGGTGTTGCCGGAAGCCGAGCCTCTAGTGGCCAACGTGCACCTCAACGCCACCGAGCACAACGAACGCATCGTGTTCCTGCACCATGTGCTGCCTGGGCCGGCCAGCCAGAGTTATGGTTTGGCAGTGGCGCAACTGGCGGGCGTGCCAAGCGAAGTGATCGTGCGGGCCCGTGAGCACTTGAGCCGACTGGAAGACACCGCATTGCCGCATGAAGTACCGAAACCGGCCGCCAAAGGCAAACCGGCAGCGCCACAGCAGAGCGACATGTTCGCCAGCCTGCCGCATCCGGTGCTGGATGAACTGGCCAAGCTGGACATCGACGACCTGACGCCACGCCGTGCGCTCGAAATGCTCTATGCACTGAAGAACCGGATATAAGCACTGAAGAAGCGGATATAACGCAAACGGCTTCAAGCTGTTAGAATCTCGCGCGGTTTGGGATGCTGCTGGCTAATAGCCTGGCCAGCAGGTATCGCTCCCGAACCTGG